AGCCCCACGATGAACTTCTTGTTTGCAGCCTTGCCATTGTAACGGTTCTTCAACTGCTTTACCATGATCTGCCCTGCCTTTTCCAATTCTTCAGTTGTAATAAGGGCAATCATCAGATCAGCGGTGTGTGGAAGCCCGAAAGATTCTGAAGTGTCTGTCAAGTCAACATCGGTGGACGAGAACCCTGCTCGGTTGACCTGAGTGGCAGACACAATAGGCACATCCCGTTCCATTGCCAAGCCCCGCAATTCCTCTGCTATAGCCTTGATGTAGCCATAGGAGTTGATGGTATTGCCGTGCTTGAAACGCGCCGAAGAGCAGATATTGATGTAATCAATGAAAATAATGTCGGGAGTAAACTGCTTCTTCAGCCGCAACTCGTCCAAAAGGATACGGAAGTGATTGGCATTGGCGAATGAAGTAGGGTATTCCTTCACGATGAGTTTTCCCGAAACTCCCCGTGTGCAAGACTTCAATCGCTTTTCATAAAGTTCCAAAGGCAGATCAGCAAGTTCATCCATAGTAATGTCCATGATGTTTGCGTCAATGCGCTCGGCAATGCGTTCCTCTGCCATCTCAAGAGTAATATACAGAACATTTCTGTTCTGCATGAGACACGCAGCGGCATGATGGCACATGAACAGGCTTTTGCCTACACCTGTTCCTGCCATGATGATGTTCAGGGTCTTGGGAGAGATGCCGCCCTTGGTGATGGCATTGAACATCTCCAAGTCAAACGGAACCTTCCGCTCAACCCTGTGGTAAAATTCGTGACGAGCCTCGTAGTCCTCAAGGAAATCGTGTCCCACATTGGTGTCAAACGACACAGCCAATGCCTTGGACAGAATCTCAGGGAGGGCATGAGGAGTTCGTGCCTTGTCTTTGCCGTCAATGATCTGAATGGATTCAAGAATGGCATTGTAGATGGCTTTGTCCTTGCAGAACTTTTCCGTGGTATCCAACATCCACTTGGTGTCCTGCTTGACTGTCTTGCCCATCTCACCAACAAGAGACTTGCACTTGCTGAATTCGTCTTCAGTCAGGCTCTTGTTGTTTTCCAAGGCAATGAGCAGGGCTTCCTTGGTGGGAACGCCCTTATACTCATTCACGAAATCCTGTAGTGAACGGAACACTGCACGATCAACCCGATCAAGGAAATACTCCTCCTGCAAGAACGGAATGGTCTTCTTGCAGAAATCGGAATCGTTCAGCAGTCCTGACAGGATTGTCTTTTCAGTTTGACTCATTTAGTCCAAGTTCCTCATCAAGTTCAGCCAGACGATCCATTGCCTTATCTGCTTCGTCCTTGCCGTAGCAGAACTCCTTCTTGGCAGCAAGGTCAATAGCCCGCAGGATGTCTTCGTTGTAGTACTTCTCGGGGTTCTTGTTGATCTGCGATTCAAACGCAGTCTTGCCGTTGGGCAACTGAATCTTTGTGGACACCTTCGTAAAGATACCGTGCTTCAGCGCAATGTCAAGGAGTCCGTAATACTTGTTTAGTCCTGTCTCAAAATTCAACTGCACATCCACCATCTTGTCCTGCTTGGTTAGTCGGCTCTTGTGTGCCTTGCAGTGGATGATGTTGCCCACCACCTCGTTGTCCACCTTGTCCTTCTTCTTGGACAGGTAGATGATGGTGGACGCGGCGTACTTCAGACCGCTGCCGCCACCCATCTCCTTCATGGGCACATACGCACCCACCACATCGTAGGTGTGGTTCGTCATCAGCAGGGGAATCCGTGCGTGACCCAACTTGATGGTCAGGACGCGGAACGCCGCCTTCGTGACCTGTGCGCGAGTCATGTCGCGGGTGTTCTTGCCCTCTGCGGTGTCGTTCATCTCCTTCTCGGTGGACAACATTCCAAGCGAGTCAAGCACGATCATCATGCGGGGGCGAGTGTCCTTGTCTGCTTCAAGGTACTTGTCCACCGACAGCACACACTGGTGGCGGAACTCTTCAACTGTAGCCACAGGCAGCACAGCCACGCGGTCGGTGTCAATGCCGCGATCCCGCAGTAGATCGGAAGTAATGGATTGCTCGGTATCAAAATACATGACCATAGCGTTGGGATCGGAGTTCAGGAACTCGCGCACCACATTCAGGGCAAAGTAGGTCTTGCCCGTGGCTTGCTCACCCGCAAGGGCAATGATCTTGTTGTCCGGCATTCCACCGTGGATGGAACCGCTCAACAGCGCGTTGAACGCATACGATCCCGTGGAGATGAATCCCTTTACATCGCTGCCCTCCAAGCCGTCAGAGGCTACGGTGGCGTACTTGTTTCCTGCTGCCTTCAGAATGTCCTTTAGTTTCATGCTTTCTCCAATTCTTTCATCTGTGCGTCAATGAGAGTCATCTCGGACTCGTTAGCCCGTATTGTATCCAACGGCGTAAGTTTGTCAACGATCATCTGTTGAGTTTCACGCCGCAGCAGGTCTTTTCTATTTGAGAGAAGACCTTTCAAGTATTCAAGATTTAGGGTACTCATCAGGTGGTGAGTTTGAGTCCTGCGTGGGGGGCATTGGCGGTGGGAACCACAAGCCCGTTGAACGCGCCGTTGAACTCGTTTGCAAGATCCGTAGCAGGATCAGCAGTGAACATGACATAGGACGCAGGCACAGTCACCTTGGTGTCCTTGACTGATGCCATCCACGGCACGACCGCAATATTTGCACCGCCGCCCTTGGTGGGCACGGGCACAACCATGCACGGATTCTTGAAAGTGTACGACACAATCTTGTCGCCTTCAAAATTCTCGGTGACGGATGCAATGAGTTCTTCGCCGGTCTGAACCTTCACGATTTTAGTAGCCATTACGAATCCTTTTGTTAGGGGGTTAGATACTGTATGTAGGGAGGCAATCACGCAAACAGAGACTCAAGACTATTTCTTTCCTCGGGACTCCACCCCACCGCATCGGTGATGGCGCGTAGAGGCTCAAGGAAAGTCTTTTTGAATTGAGTGTCGTAGTCAATGTATTTCTGAAGATCAAACTCCTTGGGCATGGTGGTGGGGAAACCAATCACGCCTTCGTGGATGGGATTGGGAGTCTTCAGGTAGATGAACTTCATCTTCTCGCCCTCACCAATCAAGCGGTACTTCTTGTCTAGTTTGAGTCGCTTCACAATTGAGTTGTGCAGCAGAGCCGCCTTCACCGCGATGGGAGTAGCCTTCTTGTAAATGGTGAGCGCGTTGGCGTACTCGTCCATGCTGCTCACGGAACGGGGCGATGCAACCTCTTCCACAGGCAGGGACTTGAACTCCCGCTCTGTCTTTATCACAAACTGCTGTAGCGTGGGTTCATCACCCATGAGAACAGTTTCAATCGCGGTCTTCAGTGCCTTGCGAACATACGCAGGAGTAGACGAACGCGCAGTCTCCATGCCCATGATCTTGAACTTGGGGGTCTTGTAGCGGACACCTTCGGCATCCCACACAGACAGCATATACCGCTTCTTGGCAGTCCACACGCCCTTCTCCGCGATGACTTCGCGTCCCATTGACATCTTGTTGGCGTAGGCATTCATATTCGTAGCCAGTTCCGCAAACTGCTTGTCAATGAACGGTTGCATTACCCGTTCACAGAAATCATTCAAGAAGTCCACGCGCTTGCCTGTGTCGCTGTCCTTGCACCGCGCAGCCACTCCACCAAGACGCAGATACACGGAGTCGGTGTCGGAGGCAATCACATAATCCTCGCCCTCCGTCTGTAGAGCCTTGTTCAAGAAGCGGTTCAATGCCTCACCGATCCATTGAATGCTCAACTGCCCCGACAGCGTGATGGCTTCTGCAAGTTCCACATCAAAGAAGCGGAAATACTGATTGCCGATTGCGCCGTAAGCAGAGTTCAACTGAATCTTACGCACCAACTGAAAGTTGTGGTACTTGGAAATCTCGTACTCAATGCGCTGCCGCTCTTCCGCAGGGGCGTTCTTGTCTAAACCCACAAGCCGCTTCTGCGCTTCAATCATCAGGCTCTTGTAGTGCTTGCGTTCTGCATACATCTTTTCCATGAGTTCGGGCAGGAACCCGTGGCGATCCTTGCGGAAGGCAATTCCGTTCGCGGCAATGGAAAGACCGCTGCGCTTTCCGTCATTAAAGTATTCCGCAGGATCAATGAATGCCGTAACAGGCTCA